AAAAACTGAGTACAGGGAAAATGCTCGATCTGTACAAGGAATTTTTGAAAACTGGATCACGAAACATCGAAAAATTGAAATCTGGTATCGCAAAGAAAGAAAAAGCGAAACGTCAGAAAAGGAAAGCGGGTAAACGTAAACGCAGGAGGTAAACATGGAAAATCTGTATACAGTTAATACATATAATTATGATAGAATACAGAATTTACCATGTTTACATGATACCCGATCAAATAGAGGAAGTAAAAAAGCAAAGGGATATAAAAATTGCATGTGCGCTTTTGACATCGAGACAACTAGGTTGGAAGATATCGAGCAGTCAATAATGTATATCTGGCAGTTTTCAATTCTCTTTCTTGACGATCTGCATATAGACACTATAATAGGTAGAACGTGGACAGAATTTGAGCTTTTTCTGGATCAGCTTATGAATGATGATAACTATGCGTATTACATGATTTTTGTTCATAATTTATCATATGAATTTCAGTTTCTGCGTGGCATATATACATTTTCACCGGATGAAGTTTTTGCAATTAAATCACGAAAAATTTTGAAATGTGAAATGTTAGAGCGTTTTGAGTTTCGTTGCTCTTATTTGCAAACTAATATGGGACTTGATTCATTTACGAAAAAAATGAAAGTCGAACATGTTAAGTTATCAGGAGAAATTTTTGATTATTCAAAAAAACGCTATCCATGGACACTTTTGACAGACTATGAATTACAATATAGTGTTAATGACACGGTTGGTTTGCTTGAAGCAATGTATAAGAGAATGATTTTGGCGAATGATAATCTATATACATTACCTTTAACGTCAACCGGATATGTGCGCCGTGAAACAAAAAAAGCAATGTATGGATGGGCTAGAAAACATAGGGATATATTTCCTACTATTGATGTTTTCGATCTGTTAGAAGAAGCGTTCCGTGGTGGAGATACTCACGCTAATCGTTATTACTCAGGAACAGTGATACGTGCAGACGGAAAAAAGATTCTAGGAATAGGCTCATATGACAGATCATCCTCATATCCAGACGTTGTAGAGAATTGCGTTTTTCCTATGACACGGTTTGTTTTTATTGGTTCAATAACGGAGAATGACATAGAGAAGAAACTGGATAGAGGGAAAGCGTTGCTATTCCGATGCAAAATTACAGGTTTGGAGCAGATCGACAAATATTACGGAGCGCCTTATGTTTCATTTTCTAAATGCAGAAATGTTTCACGTGAAACATTAGACAATGGTCGTATTTTAAGCGCAGAATATATCGAGACAACACTCACTGACATCGACTATGAGATCATGAAACAAGAATATAAATGGGAAAATTTTGAAATAACAGAGTGTTATGAGAGTAAATATGGATCATTACCAGAACCGTTGAAAGATATATTCCGCCGATATTATACAGACAAAACAGAGTTAAAAGGAATTGCGGAGCAGGAACTTTTTTATAATTTACAAAAAGCATTGCTTAATGCGGGATACGGAATGATGGTTCAATCACCAGTAAAGCAATCATTAATATTTACGGAATCATCGGAAAATATTTACACAGTAGATGAAAATGTTTCACGTGAAACATTACTCACAAAATATAATCGAACGGCATTTCTGCCTTATCAGTGGGGTGTATGGGTAACAGCGTGGGCACGCTTGCGGTTAAAAGAGGGAATTAATATAGTTGGAGATCGTTATTTGTATGATGATACCGATTCTGTGAAATATGTCATAGTCGCAGGAGATGATATAAACAAGCGTTTTGACGAATATAATAAACAGCGTAAAAAAGACAGCATCTTAAATAAAGCATACGCAACAGACAAACATGGTGTGAATCATTACATGGGGGTATTTGAGTATGAGGACACATACACAGAATTTTGTACACTTGGAGCTAAAAAATATGTATACCGAACAGATGATGGAATATTACACGCAACTATTGCAGGAGTAAATAAAAAGAAAGCTCCGACAGAATTAGAAGAGTACGGCGGTATAGATGCTTTTCGTATAGGGTTTACGTTTTCAAAATCTGGAGGGAATGAAAGTGTATATAATGATACAGCATACGGAGACTATATTATTGACGGACATACATTACACATAACACAGAACGTAGTTATCAGACCGTCAACCTACACTATAGGAATAACAGATGAGTACCGTAGGATTTTGGCAGACGCAAGAACGTTAAAAGAATTTAAGGAAACATTTGACAAGAATTAATATTAGTGATATAATAATTCATGTAACAGAGATAATATAAGGAGGTGAGAATATGAAAATTACAAGAGAGTTAACAGTTAACAAAATCAACGTTATCTGCTACGATCCAGAAAACAAATGTGAGGTTACAAAAGAGTTAGTATTAGTCGGAAATCTCACAGATGATCAGATTGTCAAAGAGATCAGAAAGAGAAATCTCGGAATCGTTATCGACTGGGAGCGAAACGAGGAGGAAACCAAAATCTATGGTATGGATGCGGAAGTATTCTTAAAACACGCAACTTTTACAAAATCATCAAAAGAAAAGGAGAACTAAATCATGGCAAAGAAACAGTATACTATTATTGAATCATCAGGAAATCTTGATGCATATTCAGAGTACGATCTCATAGAATCGCCGGCAATCGTCTCATTAAAAAACGTGGAAAACAAAGGACTTATCTGTGTCGGTGCGTGGGTGAAATATCTCACAACTGATAACATCGGAAATGAGATCACCTGTATTTCAGTTCAGGATGCAAACACAGGAGAAACATTTTCCGGTCAGTCAGCAACTTTCCGTGAATCATTTGAGGATATTGTAGACCGTGTATCTGATATGGACGAGGTACCAGACATGTTCTTTATCGAGGTTCTTCACAGACAGTCAAAAGCTGGTCGTGACTATTTAATCTGCTCACTTGTTTCCCCAGATCGTGCGTTTGCCCGTATGGGATATTCTACGACAGATGTTCCCATGCCGGAGCCACAGAAATAATGTTATCGTTATATGAAAATAGCGGGTATCTTTCGATACCTGCTATTTTAGGATATGGACAAAAATTTAACTATATTTGGGGCGGTCGAGGTACGGGGAAAACCTACGGTGGCCTTAAATATTGTATTGAACACAATAAAATTTTTGTATACATGAGATCACTACAAGCGCAGATTGATACAATAAAAATTCCAGAGCTGTCACCTTTTAAGAAACTTAATAAAGACATGGGATGGTCAATCTATCCGAAAACAATCGGAAAAAATGTCGCAGGATTCTATAACACCTATACAGATGATAATGGCAAACTGGTGTACACAGGATCAATTTTAGGCTATGCAATCGCATTAAACACCTTTGCAAATTTACGTGGTTTTGACGCTTCAGATGTGGAGGTTGGAATATATGACGAGTTCATTCCTGAGAAACGAGAACGCAAAGTCGAAAATGCAGGTTATGCGTTTAAAAACGCATACGAAACAATGAACAGAAACCGTGAACTTGACGGGGAAACACCGATCCAGTTTCTTTTATTTTCTAACTCAGAAAATCTTTCGTGCAATATGTTTATCGAGAACAACTTAATGGAAAAAGTATCTGCAATGGATATCAAAAAACAGTCAGTGTCAATTATGCAGGAACGTGGGATTGGACTTTTTAATCTATTCGATTCACCAATATCTGAACGTAAGAAGGAAACCGCACTTTATAAAATGTCAGGTGCAGATTCCAATTTCAATCGCATGGCACTCGGCAATGAGTTTTATTCCGCAGATTATACAGGGATCAAACCAACTAACATAAAAGAACTGATCCCATTATGCCGTATGGATTCCATTACAATATACGAACGTAAAAACAAAAATACAATATACGTAACACGGCATCACTCAGGAAATCCACCCACTTACACGCAATCAGACAAGGACATCAAAGCGTTCCGTAGGGACTTCATATACCTATGGGATATGTACCTTTCCAACAAAATCACCTTTGAAGATATCACCTCAAAATCACTATTTGAAAATTATTTCAAGGACAAGTATTGACTTGTCCTTTTTTCTTTGTTATAATCTTTCATAGAAAGACAAGTGTTCGTGGCACACGTACAACACGTTGGGAGCGTGGGATCATAATGATCCAATGTGCATGAGTATGTACAACTCAAGAATTTGTAACACTTAATCTTTCAATCACATATGCGGAGTGTCATAGCCCGCATATGTTTTGTTTCATGTGAAACATGGTTCTCACCTTTCTTCCAATGTTTCACGTGAAACATATATTATATGTTGTGCTAACTATAATAAATGGAGGTGAAACATGGATATCAATTCATTATCAACACTTATCAGCAATATCGGTGTTCCTTGCGCTTGCCTTATCGCAACTTTCTATCTCTGGCAGAAAGAAACGGACGCCCACAAAGAAGAAATGAAAAACATGACAGACGCACTCAACAACAATACACAGGCACTCACAAAACTCACAGAACACATCAAAGGAAGTGAGAAAGAATGATTATCAATTATGACAAAAATATCAGAGGTGTGTATATCGTAACAACGAACACAGAGCCTCTCATGATCAGAGCAGAGCCTAACACAGACGGTACCGTACTCGTGGAAATGCCGAAACACACAAAGTGTATCTGTTTGGGATGCTATTCTGGAAACTGGTATGCAGTCACATATGAACATGACGGTATCATTTCCACCGGATTTTCACACAAAAATTATCTTAGGAGGGATTATAAGATATGACATTAGACAACTTAATCACACTTATCACAGCAGGATTCACCAAAGAGGAAATCCTCACAATGTCAGGCACAGCAACCCAGCGTGCCCCACAGCCACAGCCACAGCCACAGCCACAGCCACAGCCACAGCCACAGCCACAGCCACAGATCTATCCACAGAGTTATCCCCAGAATCAGGGGCAGGGTGTACAGGGATATGCACATCAGTTTCCACAGGGTTATACTCCGGCATATCCGCAGGCACAGGCACAGTTATATCCGCAGACACAGGCTCAGCAGGCAAGACAGATCGGAGATCAGAATGATGTGCTGAGCGCTCTGAAAAGTCTTACAAGTGCGGTGCAGAGTAATAACGTTAATCTGATGCAGAACGCAGTTCCGAAACAGGTAACTACCGAAGACGCTATTGCAAGTATCATCAATCCACCAAATTATGAGGGTTTACAGGGAGGGGATAAATAATGGCGAATACATTAACTTTCGATCAGATCAGCACAGTGCTGAATGACATCGTTAAACAGGCCACAGGCGTTGAAACCATGAAAGCAACGGACACAAGCTCATTCGTTGCGCAGGCACAGACTGCATTGCTGGTTGGGAATGACAGGATCATGAACAGCATTTCTCAGGTGTTAGACAGAACTATTTTTTCTGTCAGACCATACAACGCAAAATTTAAGGGGCTGAGAAGAACAACACAACAGTGGGGAAATCATGTGCGAAAACTGGGGATGATTGATGATGATTGGCAGAACGATCAGCGTCAGCCGCTTACTGATGATACCGCAGTTGATATGTACAAAATCAAAAAAGGAAAAGTTTTACAGACCAACTTTTACGGCGGTCAGGTATATCAGAGACACAGAACTTACTTTCGAGATCAGTTAGATCAGGCTTTCCGCAATCCTGACGAGTTTGGACAGTTCGTTTCTATGTATACTCAGAATACAATGGATATGATCGAACAGGCTCACGAGAGTATGGCTAGGGCGTGCGTTGCAAACTATATCGGAGCAAAAAATATCTGGCAGACAAACGTTACGGCATCAACAGCGGGATATACTGGAGAGCACGTTGTTAAGTTGCTCACGATGTACAATACTGAGAACGGAACAAAGTTAACCGCCGAGGATGTAAGAAAAGCGGAGAATTTCCCGAGTTTTTATAAGTGGGCTTGTGCGAAAATCATGACTTACATGGACTTTTTCACAGAGAGAACAACTCGATTCCATGCGAATATCACGGGAAAAGAGATTGCAAGACATACTCCTTTACAGATGCAGAACATCATGATTTTCAGCCCAGATTTGCATACTGCCGATACTACGGTTCTGAGTAACACGTTTCATGACCAGTATTTGAAGATTGCCACAAATGAAAAGGTTAATTTCTGGCAGACACTTGAGAGTCCGATGAATATTAATGTTACGCCTAGCATTATGACCCCGGATGGAAGTGTTGAAAAAGGTGAAGCTCAGGTGATGAGCAATATTTTTGCAGTACTGTTTGACGAGGAGGCTATGGGGCTCACTACGATCAACCAGTGGAGTAGCACAACGCCATTCAATAGTGCTGGGGGTTACTGGAATATCTACTATCATTTCACAGATCGTTACTGGAATGATCTTACCGAGAATGGACTTGTTTTTGTTCTGGAATAGGAGGAAATAATAATGGCGGTAACAGTCAATTTTAAGACAGCAAGCAAAAGAGTTAATTCTACAGGAGTTGTCGGCGGTGATGTTACCGCCGTTTCCTGTAATATTAATGAGCCTTGTTCTATTGAAAATCCACAAATCATTCTGAGAAATGGGGGTTCTGCTCCGTCTTGGAATTACTGTGAAATCAGTGAATTTGGAAGATCATACTGGGTGGAGGACTGGGAGTACAGAAACAACACATGGATTGCACATTGCGTTGTGGATGTGCTGGCAACGTACCGTGATACAATACAGAGTACGGATTTATATTTTTTAAGAAGCTCAACAAGTTTTGATGGTACGATTATTGATAATTTATATCCTGCTAAGACAAGTCCGATAACACACGCATACGCAATAGAAAACGGCGCTTTTCCTGCAAAATCCGGAATTAGTGGCGGGTGTTATGTGTTAGGGATCGTTGGTACTGATGGTCTAAATCAATATTACGCATTTACGCCAGAATATTTTAAAGGCTTTTGTTCACAAATTTTTACTAATTTAGATTGGGCAGACATTTCTGGGCAACAGATAACGGAAAATTTATTGAAATGCTTATTCAATCCATTTCAATACGTAGTCGGCTGTATGTGGTTTCCGTTTCCATTAAGTTCCGTGGATCCTGATGGTTCTATAGTTCCGTCCGTATCAGAAATAAAACTCGGTTGGTGGTCGTTTAAACAAGCATGTTATAAGATACCAGATAAACCCAGATTTAACATTAGATTTGAAGTTCCGATAGAAGAACACCCACAAGTTTCTCGAGGAACTTTTTTGAACAGTTCACCTTTTCGTAGAATCACCATGGAGATCAACCCATGGGGGCGCTTTGAAATTGACGGCTCAGTAATTGGTACCGCAAATAAAGTCAATGTGCTAGAAACTATTGATATGATGAGCGGTATTGCTCAGTTACAGGTTTCAACAGCAACTCAGACATTGCACAGTCAATTCGCAGTTGTAGGTGTTCCTATTCAGATCAGTGATCTACAGAGTAACGTGCTAGGAGCATTAATGAACACAGCCGGAACTGTAGGACAGTTTGCCACAGGTAATTTTTTAGGAAGTGCAAATGGTATTGTGAGTGCTATTGACAGTATATTGCCAACACCTATAAGTAATGGCAGTAATGGATCTATGTTATCAATTATGAGAGTACCGACTATCGAACACATGTTTTTAACTCTGGTTGATGAGGACAGATCAGACAATGGTCGACCATATATGAAAAATGGAACTATGCAGGAGTTAGGCGCTGGGTATTATGTGGTTGAAAATGGTTCGATTAATGTACACGGAGCAACTCGGAACGAAAAAGAACAGATCAAACAATTCCTTGAAGGGGGTGTTTTTTATGCGTAGTTTCCCTGCAAGCAATATTTCAATGTTTGTTGCGCTTATGACAAGTGCTAATGCAGGGCAGAACCAATGGGGATCTGGTGGAGCAGGCGGGATCGGAGGGTTGATGCTATTGGCTATGAATTGGTGGATTGAAAAATGTAATGATCCTGCGGTTGGTTATTCACAAGAATATAGAAACGAGCGTACAGTTAATGGCATAACCTACTATGATTGTTCATCATTTGTGTGGTATGGTTTGGGACATGCAGGCTATGAGATCAATTTAAGTGCATGGCCATTTACAACTTATACCATGGGTGGAATTTTGAAAAGTCTTGGCTTTGAAGAAATTATAATATCAGACTTTGCAACTTTTGATTTTCACGTTGGTGATATTCTAGTTATTAATACTAGTGAACATCAGCATACGGAAATTGTTCACGATCTGGAAAATGGCGGTCATACAATGGGAGCGCACAGTTCAAAAAAACCGTTACCGGATCAGGTTAGTATTAATACGTATGATCTTCAGAGCGGTATTCATTACACACATTGTTATCGTTGGCCTTTTTCTGGCGGTGACTGGCAGATCGGTGGAAATAGTGAGTATTTCGGAAATCCCGAGGCCAACCTGTGTGGAAATAATGAAAAAGCCATAAATAACGCAACCGTGATATATAATTATTTTAAGTCACAGGGATGGAGTGTAAACGCTATAGCGGGGCTGTGTGGAAACATACAACAGGAAAGCACTTTCAATCCTGCGTTGATTGAAATTGGAGGTACTGGACATGGGCTTGTACAGTGGACACCCCCAACTGATTTATATAATGTTCTTGACGTGCTGTTTGGAAATCATGATGATTGGTATGATGGACAAAAACAGTTGAGCGTTATTTTTGCAGAGTTTCAGCAAAGCTCTGGAATTAAAAACTGGGGTATCGAGCCACAATGGTATAGCACGAGTGCATACCCTTTAAGTTGGAGAGAGTGGAGTGTTAGTACACAGGATGCAGGTTACCTTGCACTTGCGTTTCAGGCAAATTATGAAAGACCTGCTAGTATACATCAGGAACGTGCCGGATATGCTAGAGCGTGGTTTGATTATTTTAATAGCTTATAGGAGGTGAATATATGTTTGGATGTGATACAGGTGTTGGCGCTCCTGTAATGTATAATTATATCAATCAGTATAATAGTAGCATAAGCCCGAGCACTAACCATTGCAAAAATACTCAGTTATTTTGGTATTTTCAGAGGTATTTATTGCAGAAAGCTATATCTGTGATGAAATGGGATGTTCCCGATAACTGGGATAAGGATTATTTTTTGTATTGTTTGTATTGTTGGGGCACAGTTGCGGTTATTAATACCGACAAATTTGGTGTTATTCCACAGGGATGCACTCTTAAGGGGTATAATGTTTTTTACAGACCGGCGCAGGCTGTAATTAGCAATCCATTGCTAAAGGGTGTGATTGAACCTGTAATTGGAGAACAGTGCGTTCTTTTTAAATGTACCGCCGACTATGGTGGAATCATGGATCTTGTCGGAAGATATGCGAACGAAATGGCTATTGCCATGGAATCTCTTGACATGAACATTATGAACAGCAAACTTGCATATGTTTTCAGAGCAAGGAATAAAGCGGGAGCGGAATCCCTTAAAAAAGTCATGGATCAGGTTATGAGGGGTGAATTAGCTGTTTTCTATGACGAGAAATTAAGAATACAGAGAGGGGATCAGACAGAGGAGCCGTGGGATTATTTTGTAAATAATTTAAGACAAAACTATATTGCAGGGGATGTGTTAGATACTCTGAGAAGATTGGAAGAACTGTTTTGTACTGAGGTTGGGATCCCGTCTGCCAGATCGGACAAGAAAGAAAGAATGATATCGTCCGAAGCTGAGAGCAATGATGTCGAAACTTCAACTAGGATGGAGATGTGGTTAGACGGATGGCAGAAAAGTTGTGCAGATGTTAAGAAAATGTTTGGTGTGGATGTGAGTGTAAATTGGAGACACGATCCAAATAAGAAAAAAGTTTCACGTGAAACATCTGGGGGTGATGATGATTGAGTTTATTAACTGTTGAAGGATTATATAATTATGATAACACGTTATTTGACTGGTTTAACGTTCCCGAAGGACTTGTTAAACAGATTGCTATTGATGCAATTTTAATGCGAACAAGAGAGTTAGAGATTTTATATCCGGATCTTACCTATATGAAAAATCGTATCAAAATATGGAGTAACAAGTATCAAAATAACTGGAAAAAATTATATGATACGACAGTGTTAGAATACAACCCGATCGAAAACTACGATCGTATGGAAGATTGGACAGATATAGACATCGAAAAAGGGAGCAATTTTAGAAGTAACGACATAAATAACACAGTTGGAAACGTTATCACAGAATCAGGATCAATTACGGAACAAAATACCGCTTTTAATGATGGACTTAAAGATCATGCAAAAAATATTACAAGTAATAATACAACAAATAACGGAACAGAATACACACAAGAAAATGGACAGGATTCAAGTCAAAGAGATTTAAAGCATACAAAAATTGGCAGAGCGCATGGAAACATTGGAGTTACTACTTCACAACAAATGATACAGAGCGAGCGAGATTTAGTTGTTTTCAATCTGTATGATGTGATTGCGGAAAGTTTCGTAGAAAATTTTTGTTTAATGGTTTATTAAGGAGGTATATTTATATGAGTATGGAAAATTTAGGGCCTTATAGTAATTTTCATGAACTTAATCAGGATTGGCTTTTGAATGAGTTTAATAAAGTGTTAGAACAGTGGAAAGCTATGCAGAAAAACTTTGACAGCTTGCAAGATGCTTTTAACGATCTTAAAAGTTATGTACAGGATTATTTTAAAAATTTAGATGTGCAGGACGAAATTAATAATAAATTAGATGATATGGTAAATAATGGTGAATTTGAAAAAATATTTGGTTCGACAGTAATGCTATTATCAACTACTAATAATATTAGACCACTATCACTTACTAAAATAACAAACATTAACATAAATAACGACTCATATCAGGGATTTACAAGTGATGGTAATTTTTTCTATGCATATCATACAAATGGAACAAAAAGTTATCTGCAAAAAATGTCATTAAATTTTGAAAACATTATGTCTGTTGAAATCCCCTATAATCCGCATGGTAACTCTTTAGAAGTGAATGACGATAAACTGTATCTTGCAAGCAATGGAGGCACAATTGAAAGCGGTCATGATTCAACAAAAAGTGTATTAGTTTTTAATAAAAATTTAGAATATATCGGAGTAATGAGTTTTGGAGAGGGAGTTAGCAGTTTTGGAATAACAGATGAAACAAGCGGTGATTATAGTGGACGTAAAATGTGCGTTATTAACACAGGTGGCAATTCACTACTTTCATTTTACATGTTAGTTGATAATACATTAATAAATTATGGAATTAAAGACATTAACCCTAACAACGGATTTAAACAAGGAATTAGATTCAGTAGTGGCTTGATTTATGAAGTGTTATCAAGTAATGGTTATATGTCAAATACTATTAGATTGTATAGTGCTTATGG